ATAGCCCAAGGTGGCATTTCCCTGACTAGGCGACCGCGTTTTGCGCGCTCGGGAGACCACAGAAGCGCATACTCACGACGCCCCAAAACCCATACTTCTTGACCAACTGGGAGGCAGTACCACTCCATGTCAACCCAGTCATAGTTTCTAACCTTGTTGATGAATTCATAAATGAACGGACTGACCATTTCCTCATCTCGAAAGATTACTTTTACTGGTCCGAGTCCTCGTTCTTCATGAATTTCTTTAGCCAAGTAAAGAACTGCTGTGCTGTCTTTTCCTCCAGAAAACTGAACGCAAACAGTATCAAAAGTATCATAGACATGGCGGATTCTTTCCCGAGCGGCATCGACGCATGATATGTCTAAAAACATTCTTTGGCGTGTCATTTTATTTCCTTAGTTGTCAAGGTTGAGGATATCTTCTTCTGTGATGTCCTCAAATATCCATCGACCGTTGAGCGTGTCCCACAGGGCAATGTCAATCTGTGTTGGTTCAAGTTCATATTCACGCATCAGTTCTTGATGGCGTTCAATCGCCTTGCGGAGAAACTCAACTGTCTTCATCCGCTCTTCAACGACCTCGGTACCCATAGCAATTGTGCGTGAAATTTCATCAAGGCGCGTAATCACATGAAAACGAAAGCGTTCAATCTTCTTTCGACGATTTGAAAACTCTGCCGTTACTTCAGCAAGAAGTTTTGTTCCGTCTTCCCCAAGGGCACGATACTTTTCGACCTCACGGTCTTCTGTCTGCTGGATTGTCTCTAATTGAGAATCAAGGTTGTCGGCAAGACCTTCTACAGCCCTCTTCCACCGAGCCCAGTTCTCTGGAAGATTTAAATAATCTCGTTGTTCAATAGTTACTTGGTTTTTAATTTCTTCTGCGACTAAACGCGCAAATGCATCATCGTTCATGTTATTTACTCCATATTGGGCATATTGATTTATAGTTACACCAATCACACAGCCTGTGTTTGATTGGTTCAAATTCTCCAGATACACATCGTTCGTCGATGTCTTTGCGTACCTGAACAACGGTTGTTCGGACATTTTCTCTGTCCTCATCTGTTACTTCTTTTGATAAACGAACTGAGTCTTTAATAAAAAGCAACTCAATTTCCTTTACAGTTTGATTTAACTGCTTTTCCAGAACATAAGCGTAAAGAAGTAATTGGAAGTATTTATCTTCGCGAAAACGAGGAGATGGGGTTTTCCCAGTCTTGTAGTCACCAACAATAATCCCATCGTCAGTTTTTCTCCATCGGTCAATAAAGCCCTTAATTGCTACACCGTCAATGGTGTCATTAAGTTCTGTTTCAATGCCGTCAAAATGAAGCGATGTTGGGTCTTCCATTGAAAACAAGTTCTCAATACACCACCACGAACTCCACCTAAAGAGCCTCATCGCTTCTTCTCCACGAACATAAGGGGCAACACGCTCCATGTATTCGCTTTCCCACAAATCTTTCGCTAACTGCTTTGCGGTAGCAAGCGTTCTAGTGTCTGCTGGGAAGCAGTACATTTCTTCAAGGACAGAGTGAACAAAGTTTCCTCGTAGAGTCGCCTCAGTTGGAGGGTCTTGAAGACCATCAATCCTTGAATACTTGTATTTCAGCGGACATTGCTGGAATGTAGATATTGATGACGGGGAAAGATACGGCGGTGGTTCTAAAATGAACTCACTCACCAGTTACTTCTGTCCCTTGGAATGAAATGCGGATGCACTCACCAATCAATGCTTCAAGTTCTTTTTCTGTCGCTGTCTGCTTGGTTGGTTTTGGTTGACCGTTAGCATAAGTTGACCAGAATGTATTGAGTTCAGCCTTGCCATTTGCGTCAAGTGTTTTTGAAAGACCAATAAAGTCATCCCATAGTTCAGCAATCTTTGGGTCAATCACTGGTTCTGGTGCTGGTGGAGCAGATTCAACTGCCTCTATCGCTTCCTCGGTGCGTGCAAGGTAAAGACCAATGCCGAGTGTTTGAGCAGCCTTTTTCAAAGCGTCAGAAACAGCACCCTTGAATTCATCTCCAAGGTCAACAATGTCGCCGTTCTTTGTGCGCTTAATTTTTTGACCGCCGAAACCATCTTTGACGACAGAGACAAACTTGTCTCCTTCGGGGTAGATGCTGAGACGAACATGAGCGACGATGAAATCTGGGTCAAGAGCGTCACGCTCGCAACGAACAATTTCGTATGCCCATCCATCAAACCCGAGGACTTTATTGAGACGAGTAATGACTTCGCTTACGGGGATGTAAGTAAGCGATGTTCCACCTTTTTTAAGTTGACGCTCAACTTCTTGAGGAAACTGTTCATTAAAAAGAGACTGTGACTGAGCGGTTTTTTCACGCTGAGCCTTTCGTTCCTTTTCACGCACTGCTTGCCAGTCAAGTTCTTGCTGAACAAGATTGTTTACAACGGTGGTTTCTTCTACTTCTGTTTTCTTTGTAGCAGCCATATTTACTTAGCCTTTCTAATAATTATGTTTGTTTTGTAGTCGCCAACTTCACAGAAGTTATCTGCGTTGATTCCTACTTTTGCCAGTTCCTTTACACGCCAGTATGAAGGTTGAACAAAATCGAGCATCTTGTTTGCGATGTCTTCTGGGGACAATACCACTTCGCCAGTGTCCATGTCAACTGATAAATCAATGAGTTTTCTGCTTACAGCATGAGCGAGTTCTTCATGGTTCCATTTCTTGCGGTCAGCAGCGGAGCGGACCTCAATTTTTGCACCAGCAACATCCATATCTTCAATGTTTGCAGATTGAAGAATGGCCATTACTTTGGCTGCATACATGGAGTAGACATCACCAAAACCGTTTTTAATTTGGTGAAGTTGAATCAGTGATTCAGCAATTTCATCAATTTCTGCACCAGACCCTGCAAACTCATTTAGAGCGTCCTCTGTATCCATGATGACTTTTGTCAAGTTTGAGATGACTTCATTTATAGACATTAAATACCTTCCTAGATAATTAATAGTTAATACCTAGATGATGATAGCCGCTCTCTTCCTTTGAGGCAACCCCAAACCAGCAAGGTATGTAAAAGCACCAACCGCCGAGTCAACTTGGTCGTCGTGATTGCAAGCCTCTGGAAATGAAGCGAATTCATCCAGCCAGTCCGTAAGCCATGAGCCACGCACAAGACGAACATTACCGTTAGCCACAGCAGCCGCAAATGGGCGAGCACGGGTCACTTTGTCTCCAGATGACCTCAAACCGATTAGGTCGTATCCTGGGACTACATAGCGGGCGTACTGGTCAATCAAGGCTTTACCGCTGGAGCCTGGTTCTTGTTCAATTCTGATAGAAACCATGTGTCCGTCTTCGGCTGCGGTTTGTGCGATTAGTTGTTCAACCTTTTCGCCTCGTGCCCTCATCTTACGGACATCCATAACATATGCGATTCCTTGGTCAAAAAGCATTAATGTACCAACGGTCCAGTCGGGGTCTGGGTTTCCAGAGTGTGGCTCGGTAGCAGCCAAGTCCCAAAACCTCACAGCACGGGCAGCAGATGTGACCTGAGGCACATCTAGTGGGTCAATAATTACAAAATCTTCACGATTGAACAAAGTTCCAAGACTCGTAGACCACCAGTCACCCTGTTCCAAGCGGCGACGCTCAACAGGGTCAAGAGCAGAAAGAGCCTGACGATAAGAATCAGCGTCAATTCCAGGGTTGTCCGTCAAAAGACTGGGGACAAAGATTCTCCCCGTATCATGCCCCTCAACGATAAAACGCTGACGGACCCAGTTTGGGGCAGGGTTTGAAGCAGCCCTCATACGAAGAGGAACCTGAGACAACGGACCGCTGGCAGGGCGACGCAGACGGGAGAAAAGATATCGATAGTCAGACTCTCTGATTTCGGTAACTTCGTCCATTCCAATGAACTGAAATTCCGAACCCTTGTATCTGAGGTAGTCATTAGTGTTATTCAGGTAACCAAACGAGATTCTTGCCCCAGATGGGAATGTGGCTACATAAGAGTTGGCATTCCAGTGGATATCGTCGTAGTTAGCCATCCACGACTTAAATCTATCCATAAGAGCGCCAGGGAGTGACAAGTCGGCAAATGTACGGCGAAACAAAATTGCTGAATACCCAGGCACATCAACATACTGAAGGGCAGACATCAGAAGAGCAGACGACTTGCCACCACCAGCCGCACCACCAAAAAGACCCTCTAGGGCGTATGTGCGTAAAAACACTTTCTGCGTAATCGATGGTGTTTCTGGGCAAAAAGATGGCTCTTTCGGCTGCAGATACTCGTAAACGGCGTTCCAGTCAGGCATATAAAGCAAACTCCTATCGCTTTTTACTGTACTATGGAGTTTGACTGCGCTAAGGTATGAACTGCATGGCATTCAAAAAATTCCTACCAACAAAACTTAAACGCACGAAGATTAAAGCAGCCTCGGTAGCAATAAAACTCAGAAAGATTACGAATAGAGCAAATGCTGCACATCTATTCATGGTTCTTTTTGTATTATTTAATACTATCGGTGCGTGGATAATCGCGCCCCAATACGGTCTCATCACTGCTGGTGTTTGCTCAGGCATCTACGGCTACTTGTTAGGAAACGAATAACATATGGCATGGAACAGTTCCAATAAGTCGCTAAACGGGTTTGATGAAAAATCAGTGCTTAATGCTGGCGCACCTGTCGCTTTCAACCCTTCCTTCGCTGGGAGACCATATAGCGATGCGTGGGATATTGAACGCGCGTACCGTGAAGGTGTCCAAAAAGTAACTTGGGTCTTCCGTTGTATTGATGCAATCGCTGGAAACCAAGCCCGTCTTCCGATGGTCTTGAAGAAAGACAACTCTCCTCAAGGCGCAATCGTCGGCAAGAATGATTCACTTCTTGACATTCTTAACTCAAAGTCGAACCCTGGCGAAAACTCATTTATTTTCCGTTATCGCCTTTCTGCACAACTCTTGATGAGTAGCCGCGGTGCGTTTATTGAAAAAGTGCGTGGTCGTGACGGTCGCATTATTGGGCTTCACCTTCTGCCACCACAACACACTAAGCCAATTCCAGACCCAAGAAAGTTTGTTTCGGGCTTTGAAGTTGACATGCGCAATGGAACAAAAGTAACCCTCAAGCCAGAGGATGTTATTTGGGTTCGTCGCCCACACCCTCTTGACCCATATCTTTCAATCACCCCAATGGAATCTGCTGGCGTAGCCATTGAGATTGAAAACTTGGCAAAGTTGTACAACCGCAATTACCTCCTTAACGATGGTCGCCCTGGTGGTCTTCTTGTTGTTCGTGGAGAAATGGACGATGACGACAAGGACGAATTGCGTAACCGCTTCCGTGGAAACCTTTCACGAACTGGCGCAACAACGGTTATTTCGTCAGACGATGGTGTCGACTTTGTAGACACATCAGCCTCTCCACGAGATGCCGCATATACACAGATGCGTCAAATCACAAAGGAAGAAATTCTTTCTGCTTTTGGTGTTCCAGAGTCTGCTATTGGTAATGCTGCTGGTCGTACTTTCTCTAATGCTGGCGAAGAGTTGCGTGTTTTCTGGATGGAAACAATGCTCCCTCACCTTGATTCTCTTGCTCGCGCATTGGATGACCTTGACGAAAAATACTATGTTGACTTTGATACAAGCAGTGTTCCAATTCTTATTGTTGCAAAGCAGGAGCGTCAGCGTTATCTGATGGACGAGTTTCAGCAAGGACTTATCAGCGTCAATGAATACCGCGATGGGACAGGAAAGAAAAAGGTTGATTCTGAACTCGCAGACAGCCTTCTTCAGAATCCTAATCAAACACCAATTGCTAATACAGAGAAGCCGTTTAAACCAGAAGAGCAACAGCCCGTTGATATGACTGCTGGCGCTGCTGCACCCGCTGGCCCTGCAGGGCTTCCGATGAATTCTCCAGAGGTTTCACCAGAGGAGTTGGCCGCCGCTGGCATTCCACCAACGCCAGAAGCAGCACCAACAAGCCTTGAAACAACAGTTGCCCCAACACCCGAAGGCGCACTTAGCGCAGAGTTTGGCGGGATTGAGTACAAGAGCGCTTTTGTTGCTGACGACGAGTGGGACATCAAGGCAGAGCAAGACTCTGATAGATGGACAGAAATTCTTGACCGCAACCTTGAGCGATACTTTGAGCGTCAACAAAGGGTTGTAACAGAAAAGGCTTTCGGTGCTAAGGCTCGCAAGGCGCTGGCCTCAAAGACTTTAGAAGTTGATGCGATTTTTGATACAGAGGTTTGGGCGAAGCAATTAGAAGAAGACATTCGCCCAATGCTTAAATCAATCGCAACGGACGCTATTGCTCTCGCTGGTCAAAGAACAGGCATGCCACCAGATGTTGAAGAAGCAGAAGTTGAAAAAGTTGTGGATGACCAGATTGCTCGTGTGCAAAAAGCAAACACAACAACCAAAGAAGAAATTATTGCAGCAATTTTGATTGCTATGGCTCTTGGCGAAGACGAAGATAGGTTAAGTATGCTGAAGGCTGCCATTGGGGCAATCTTTGCAAACCTTCTTGGCAAGCGCAAGCGCACAATCGCAGAGCAAGAGTCACAAACTTCGTATAACGCTGGAACATATTTTGGCGGGATTAGAATGGGTGGCGCAACAAAAACATGGGTCACTCGTCGCGATTCACGAGTTCGTGGAGAGCACATTCTTCTCCACGGCAAGACCGTTGATATTAAAGATGGTTTCCCAGTAAGCGATGCAACTCTTCGTTTCCCTGGCGACCCACTTGCCCCTATTAATTTGACGATTAACTGTCGATGCAGATTGAAGTTTGACTAATGGCTCTTCCAGAACTTAATAAATCAATTTACGATGACTTCATCAATAACAACTCCGTTGCTGTTGTTGACTTTTGGGCTGATTGGTGCGGACCATGCAAAATGATGGCACCAATTCTTGAAGATGTTTCATTTGATTTATCGGGTGAAGTTTCTTTTGCTGCTGTAAATGTTGACAACAACACTTCTCTTGGAGAATCTATGGAGATTATGAGCATCCCTACGATGATTGTTTATGTCAACGGCAAAGAAGTCGATAGGATTATTGGCGCTAGAAGCAAGCAATCTCTTACCAGCATTTTAGAGAAGCACTACAAATAGTTTAAGTAAACTTGGCATACTTTACTGAAAGTCAGCCAATAAAGTTTTCATTGTTGCAGTAAACACAACCCTCGATGGTTTATTGTTGAAGAAACACATGCTTTTGGAGTTGTTTTATGCCTCATGATAATGCCGCACTGGCTGGTACCGAATACAAAGCGATGCAAGGGCAAGTCAACATTGACGAGGCAGAAGGCATCATTGAGTGCTTCGTAGCAGGTCTTGGAAATAAGGACAGCGTTGGCGACATCTGCCTTCCTGGTTGCTTTACTGAAAGCCTCAAGCGTCGCAAGCCTCGCGTTGTCTGGGGACACAACTGGAACGAACCAATCGGAAAAGTTATCGAAATCTACGAAGTTGGGCCAAATGACCCTCGTCTTCCAATAAAGATGAAGCGTGCTGGCATCGGTGGACTCTACGCAAGAGTTCAGTTCAATCTCAAATCCGAGCGTGGTCGTCAAGCATTTGCCGATGTTGCATTCTTTGGAGAAGAGCAGGAATGGTCAATTGGTTACAAAACCCTTAATGCTGACTATGACTCACAGCGTCAAGCAAACCTCCTCCGTGAAGTAGAACTTTACGAAGTTTCACCAGTTCTCCACGGCGCAAACCAACTTACAAGCACAATCTCAATCAAGTCAGACGAGCAAGAAGATGCAGAAAAGGGCAAATACCCAGCATCCAACTATCGTGCTCAACGAGAAGAAGACGATGATTCTGACTACACAGGTCCTCGCGGTG